TATTTCTAAGTCAGGTCAACGTGAAGCTGAGTTCGCAACCGAGACAGATTTTGGAAAATTTATCATTACCTTTGCTGGTAGGTCTGATCTGGTTTTAACGCATGACGAAGTATCAAATACAGAATGGATACTTTCTTATAACACCGGCAAAGGAGAATCAACAGTAGGAACCGGCCCTGTTACTGAATTAGGAACCGGTTCAGCTAGTGGAAGTAATAGTGGTAGCAGTAGTAGTAATCCAGTCCAAGTTCAGATGGGACCAATACCTCCAGACCCCGAACCTGAATATAACTACGACACTACGCAGGGGCAGGAAAACGAGACACTAATTTCACTCAATAGAAATTGGAATAACGGTCTTGAGTGGTCATGGGTTGTTTATAAAGATGGTGTTGAGGTCGGGCATCAGCTTACTCCTCCGGGTTTCTCTGCTACCAATCTTTCAATTGAGAGTTTTGATGATGTTCCGGGTCAGCCACAGATCTACAGCACTACTAGCGCAACAGCAGACGTAACAACTAATCCTATTAATAATTCCGCAGTTGAATACTTTGAACTAACATCTAAAGATGTAGGTATTCCTTTAACTGTTGGAGTAGGTATTACTTAAATGGGATCAATCAATCCAACAGTACCAACAACAACTAGCGGTAGTGGAACCGGTCTTACTGTAAAGCTAAATGTCTCATGGGACTACTACTACAACTGGGATGCTAGTTGGAGCATTGTTGATCAAGGTAGCGGCTACCAAGTAGGTGACACGATTACGATTTCTAGGCCGAGTGACTTGCCTACTGTCACTAATTCAAGTGGTGCTTATAAAGTTTTTCCCAATGGTGCACCGAATATAAGTGTTACAGGTATAAAGCCAGATACAAGAAAAACTCTGGAAGGGAATATAAACCAGTTAGATGCGATAGCCGATTATGTTCAAATACCGGGGATGGAACATAAGAGTCATCAAGACGGGCCGGAACATGAATTGGTATATGTAAATGAGTTGATGAATCCCGGTAGTGGCAAGGCTTCTTACATGGATTTAGCTATAGGTGGGATCAGGATAAACAGCGCAAAAGAATGGACTAATTTCACTCAGCTATCGGCATACTTTAAGAAGGGAATTAAAGTTCCTGATTTAATTAATGGAGGTTCAGCAAAGGCAAGTAATAACTTTGTTGAGATTGCGTATGCCCTACTAACCGATCCTTATTTAGGTGCAGGGGATTTAGTCGGTGTTAATGCTGTTGGTGATATGACTGAAGCAGCAAAGTTTGTACGAGCTAATGGCTTTACTTGGGATGGAGTGATTAGTAATAAAATCAACTTAAGAGATTTCTTACATACACACGGAACCTATAACCTTTTAGACTTCACAGTAATTGGAGGTAAGTTCAGTCTTTCCCCCGCTGTTCCTTACAAGACAGATGACTATAAAATTGATTACACGGCGAATGTAGGTAAGGATCATATAAGTGGGCTATTTACTGATGGCAATATCAAAGATCTCAAGTGTAGTTTCCTTAGTCCTGAAGAAAGACAACTCTTTAAAGCCAATGTTCTTTACAGAAAGGAAAGAGCAAACGGTTTCGCTGAAACTAAATCAGTTATGTACCGATTAGGTGATTCCTACGGAGGTAAAAACACTGATCCAATCGAAACTTATGACCTCTCAGGTTTTGTTACGACTAGAGAACAGGCAGTTAAATACGCTAAATATATTTTAAAGATAAGGAAAGAAGTTGATCATGGACTGAGTTTTAAAACATCTCCCCAGTACTGTGTAAATCTCGGGCCCGGTTCCTATATACGTCTTGTCTCTGAGGCAACCCATGTCGAGCGTTACAGAAATGGCGTTATTACTGAAGAAGGTAAAGTCATTAGTATGGATACAATTACCGGTGTACATGATATCTATTACTGGAAACCCGGAACAACAGTTGAGAAAGTAAAGGAAGCTTACAACGTAAATTTCACAACAGGTGACGGTCTTATCGGTGGTGTTTTATTTGCGATAAAAGATTCGGTGACAACAAATAGGGTTTATAAGATTGAGACTATTTCTTATGCAGAAGATGGATTAGTTGAAATTTCTGGTAGTCATGCACCCTTAACTGATTCAGGTTCATTAGCTATTCTGGATGGATGGAGTAGTGTCCTTAATCACTTTATGGAACTTACTTAATGGCAACTGGAGCGCAACCTTTCCCGACAGTTAAACCAACTTCTAGGTCTTACACACCGGGAGAATACCCAACGCAAGAATTTGTCTGAGTCAACATTGGATCTCGGGTTTAATAACATTACTGACAGTGAGGCAGATGAAATTTTAGATAACTACGTTGCAGTTAACGAAAACTGGACAACAGCAGATGAAAAGACTAGATGGGTGACGTTTACTAACAGTGATGGTCTCAACGGTGCTGAATCTGGTTTACCTTCATACCTAAGTGAAGAAGGTCTTAGGTGGCGTTACTCCAAGCCTCCAAAGGTTAAGAGTGTGCAAAAAGGCATCAGTAATGTGTCCTGTTCCTTTGTTGCTTGTCTAGATTCGCCTAAACTAAGTTAACTCCTTTCAACTTACCTAAATCAAGTGGCATTTTATTCAGGTCAAGATGGCAAGCTTTATATAGATGGCAGCGCTTCAGAAGCGGCGAAAGTTGTTTCTTGGTCATTCTCAGCTTCGCAGTCCACTCTTGACACAACCAGTCTTTCAGATACAGATCGGACGTTAATCGAGGGTATTCGCAGTATCTCAGGTAGCTGCCAAATCTACTATCACAGTGATGCCAGTAGCTCTGGGGATGCTACAACTATGATTGGCAAACTAATAAAAGCACGTAGCTCCGCAGGTGTTCCCGGTGTTGCTCCAAAGCAAAATGCTACGACCGCAGAAACAGCGACGACTCTCGAACTTGGTTTCAAGGATTACCAAGGCACGATAAAGAAGATCAAATTACCTGTTGTCTTAACCAATGTTTCAATGACAAGCTCTCAGGGTGAAGTCTTATCTGCCAATATTTCCTTTGAAGCTAACGGCGCACCTAGTTCAATTAACATCTAATGTCTGGGAAAATTATCACCGGTGATGATGGGTACGTTGAACTCCAACGAACCTCTCTTGAATACTCAATGCAAACGACATTGGGAACATCTGATGTCAATACAAATCGCAAACGCTTCTCTGTTGATGGGGTATCAGATAGTGTAATCACCGGCGATAAAATTGAAATTGCAACTGTTGATGGTTCAACCCTTGAATTAGTTAGCGGTCATACATACTCAGATGGTGCTTGGTTTGTCAACGTTGATGCTGTGGGAGGAATACGTTTATATGATTCTTTTGATAATGCAATTACTGGTGGTTCGGCCAACGCTCTAACTCTTGTTACTCCAAGTGCATCAAAAGCGATAACTTTAAAAGCACGTGATAGTGCTTATCGGCCACTTGCAAGAGTACGTGATTTTGAGTTCACAACTAATCGTGAGTTAATTCAGACTGAGACTTTAGGTTCTAAGTTTAAAGAGCAATATGAAAACGGATTAATTCAAGGGCAGGGTACAGTTAACTGTTTTTGGGAGCATCGCTATTTACTATCTGATTCAGATACCCGTCAGGTAGTTAAGCCAGAATTTGCTGCTTACCTAGCTCGGTTAATTCTTCGCTTAGATCAGGGCTGTGATTTTAATGGCCGCTTCTTTATGTATCGCGAAAGTGCTAGTTCGACCAATAATTGTTGGTGGGAATGTGAAGCTCAAATTACTAACTGTGCTATTAATGTACCTGCGGGAGGCGTGGTTGAGTCTCGGATAGAGTTCGTTACTACTGGTAGATTTCAACTTAAGACAGGTGATTCACCGGGTTACGTACTTCAAGAAAATACTGATTACTTATTACAAGAGACAGGCGACAAACTTTTCCTAGAAGACGACAGAACTTAAATGGGTTTACACTACTAAGATAAGTTAAATAGTTGAGTTGATTGAATGGCTGACCTTCAGATAAGTCAACTGCCATCTTTACCGGAGGCAGATTTAGCGGCTCTAGATGAACTTGCGATCGTAGATGGTTCAGCGTCGGAAACGAAACGAATCACAGCTAAGGCGTTAATAGAAAAAGGAGTTTCATTAATTGATGCGGGTTCAATACCCGGCTCAGTGATAGGTACTCTCGGTGCAAATACGGTAGTAACGGCAAGTATTACAGATGGAAATGTCACTAATGCGAAGCTAGCTAATTCAAGTTTTAGTCTCGGCGGCTTGACAATTTCTCTTGGCAGTACGGATGCAACTCCGGCTCTTGATCTAACTGACGCAACTAATTATCCGGCATCTTCCTTAAGTGGAACAGTATCTAACGCTCAGTTAGCTGGCTCAATTGCAAATACTAAATTAGCTAATTCATCTATATCTTTAGGAGGGGTAGATATAAATCTCGGAGATATAATTACGACTCCGGTATTCAATCTGACTAATGCAACTAACTATCCCGCGTCTTCACTAACTGGGACAGTATCAAATGCTCAGTTAGCCGGTTCGATTGAAAATAATAAATTAGCTAATTCATCTATATCTTTAGGCGGTGTAAGTATCAGTCTGGGCAGTAGCGATAGCAGCCCTAGCTTTGACCTATCAGATGCAACGAATTATCCAGCGTCTTCATTAACTGGCACTATTACTAATGCTCAGTTAGCTGGAAGTATCCAAGGATCAAAAATTCTTTCGGGGAGTATTTCTTCGACTGAACTCGGAACAAATTCCGTGACGGCGGTTGAGCTAGCCAATTTATCTGTGGATACGGCTGCTCTAATTGATTCAAGTGTGACTGACGCGAAGATCTCAGGAGTAAGCGGTACAAAAATAACTGCGGGCTCTTTACCGGCTACAGCTTTAAACGCGAGTAATTTAGGAACCGGTTTAACTATTTCGAGTAATAACCTCGTAATCAATAACACTGTGGCAGCCGGAACCGCTGCGAAAGTCACATTCTCTAGCGTTGGACTAATTACCAGTAGTTCGAGTCTCGCAGCTAGCGATTTGCCAATAGCTGATGCAACTAATGTTGGTGGCGTTTCTGTAGGTGGTGGGTTAAGTATTACTGGGGCAGGTGCTTTATCACTGTCAAATAGTATTACTGCAGCTACGGTTTCAGGTTTTCAATTCAACGCCTTTGGACAGATTGTATCTGCTACAAATTTAGTCAGTAGCGACTTACCACTATCAACTTCATCTCAAGTTGGAGGT